AGAACGGCTACTGGATTCCCTACCGCCTCGCCTGCACGGTGCTGCGCGACGAGGCCTCGGCGCTCATCGACACCGCGATCTCGCTCGCTGGATCGGTGCTGTCCGATATCGGCTCGGCGGTGATGTCGGGCTTCGATCTGGGCGGCGTCGATCTCGGCGGCGCGCAATCCGCGTTGTCCGCCCCGGGAGCGATGACGCGCGGGACCGGCGCGTACGGGCTCGCGAGCAGCGGCCTCGCCGGCGCGCAATCGGCGATCGGCGGCGGCATCGCCGGGGCGGGCAGCTCGCTCGGCGCGGCCTCGTCGACGCTCTCCGCCACCGCCGACCCGCTCGCCGGCGCCGGCGCGCTCGCCGGGGCAACGAGTGCCGCCGGCCAGCTCGGCGCACTCACAACCGCGCGCGGCTATGTTGGTCGCGCCACCGTCAATCTTGCCAACGCGGGAACCTGAGCGATGCGCTACATCACGGTCGCCGGCGGCAACCTGTTCCAAATCGCCGCCGAGCAACTCGGCGACGCGACCCAATGGATTCGCATCGCGCAGCTCAACAATTTGTCGGACCCGATGCTCGCCGGAGTCGTCACGCTGCTGATCCCCGATCGCGACCCGAGCGCCGGAGGTGGCGTTGCTGCCCAGTAGCATCCGCTTCCCGCGCCTCGCGGTGCTCGCCAACGGCACGCCCGTCGCGGGCGCGATCGAGGCACAGGTCTATTCCAACAACCATTACGCTGCCGACCGCTTCAGCGTCACTGTCGCGCTCAACGCCGATCCCTCGAATGCCGCGTTCTGGGCGGGCACGCCTGACATCCTGCTCGACGTCCGGATGAGCCTCGATGGGATCGGCTACACGAGCGTCGTGCAGGGCGCGGTCGACATCGTCGACCTTGATCCCGTGCAGGGTGTGATCCGCGCCGAGGGACGCGATCTCACCGCAGGGCTGATCGAGTCGCGCACCCAGGAGACTTTCGCGAACCGCACCGCGAGCGAGATAGCGCAACTCTTTGCCGGCCGGCACAATCTCGCCTCTCAAGTCACCGAGACCCGCACGCCGGTTGGCCGCTACTACCAAGACGAACACGACCGCATCACGCTCGGCCAGTTCAGCCGCGCGACGACGGAGTGGGACTTGCTGGTGTTCCTCGCTCAACAGGAAGGCTTCGACGTGTTCGTCAGCGGCACGACGCTGTATTTCCAGCCGCCGGCCGGTGCCGACGTGGCGCTCACCTTGTCGCCGGATGCCGTGCTCGATCTCCGCCTCGAGCGCTCGCTCACCTTGGCGCGCGATATCGAGGTGACGGTCAAGAGCTGGAACAGCCGCCAGCAAAGTGCATTCGCTCAGACGGCTCGCTCACGCGGACGTGGCCAAGGAGCGGGATTGAGCGGAGGTCGCGCCGGGCCGCCGCAGCGCTACGTGATCGTCCGTCCCAATCTTACTTCCGACCAGGCATTGCAGCTCGCCCAGCAGAAGCTCACCGAGCTGACCCGCCACGAACGGGTCATCAGCGCCACCATGCCTGGCGAGCTCACCCTGACGCCACGCAGCCTGATTACGCTCCAAGGCACCGGGACCGAGTTTGACCAGATCTACTATGTGGACACGATCGAGCGGCACTTGCACATGGAAGGCGGTTTCACCCAGCATCTCCGCTGCAAGAACATGAATCCCGGCACGCAGGCCACCACGCCTGCGGATATCGTTGCAAGCGTAACCGGCTAGCAGGAGCCCAGGCATGGAACGGTTCCTCAATGCGCTCAAGGCGCAAGCGGGCGCGCTCGACCAGGCGGCCGGGCAACCGCGGTTCGGCGTGGTTACCTCGGTCGATCCCGGTGCTGCGACCGCCCGGGTGCAACTCCAACCGGAGGGCGTGCTGACCGGTTGGCTGCCGATCCTCTCTGCGTGGGTCGGCGCGGGCTGGGGGATGGCGTGCCCACCGTCGCCGGGCGACCAAGTGCTGGTTCTCTCGCAGGAGGGCGACGCTGAACACGGCGTCATCGTCGGCCGCGCTTTCAGCGACACGCAGCGCGCGCCCGCCGCGCCGGCGGGCGAGTTATGGCTCGTGCACAAGAGCGGCAGCTTCGTGAAGCTCACGAACGATGGAACGGTGCAGGTGAAGGGCGATCTGCACGTCGACGGCGACGTGTACGACCGTCACGGTTCGCTCGATCGGCTGCGCCAGCACTACGACGCGCACACCCACGGCGGCGGCGCGACACCCTCACCGCAGGATTAAGATGCCCGATCTTTCGCACCAATGGGGTTCGGACCTGGCGACGGGTCCGACTGGCGATCTCGCGACCGCATCCGGGCCGCTGCTCGGCCAGCAGCGCGTGCTGCGCCGGCTGCTTACCAGTCCCGGCGAGTATATCTGGCAGCCTGATTACGGCGCCGGCCTGGCGCAATTCATCGGCCAGCCCGGTAACGCGCTGCAAATCCGCGCCGTCGTGCGCAGCCAGATCTTCAAGGAACCAGCTGTCGCGCGCACACCCGAACCGGTCATCGACGTGCAGCTCTCGCCTGCCGGTGCCGCGGGCACCGTCTACGTCCACATCCGCTACGTGGACGCGCCGAGCGGCCAGACGCAAATCCTTTCATTTCCAGTGAGCGCATGATGCAACTCTCGCTGCAGAACTTCTCGTCTCTGGTGCAGACGATGGCTGCCTCGGTGCAGGCGTCGTCGCGCCAACTGCTCGACCTGACCGTGGGCTCGGTGCTGCGCGCCGTGCTGGAGGCCAATGCCTCCGTCGGGCTGTGGATGCAGTGGCTGATTCTGCAAGTGCTGCAGACCACGCGCGCCGCAACCAGCACCGGTGCCGACCTCGACAGCTGGATGGCAGATTTTTCGCTCGCACGGCTCGCGGCGGTTCCGGCCACCGGCACCGTGACGGTCTCGCGCTTCACGCCCTCGATCGCCGCGCTGGTTCCGGTTGGCGCGCTGGTGCGGACCGCCGACGGCACGCAGACCTTCGTGGTGGTGGCAGACGCAAGCAACCCCGCCTTCTCGGCGCCGCAGAACGGCTACGTGCTGGCCAGCGGCGTCGCCGCGCTGAACGTGCCGGTGCAGGCCCAGCTCGCCGGGAGCGCGGGAAACGTGCAAGCAGCCAGCGTCACGCAGCTTGCCACCGCGATGCCGGGCGTTGACGCGGTATCGAACACCGCGCCATTCCAGAACGGGCTCGACGCCGAGACCGACGCCGCCCTCCGCGATCGGTTCGCCAATTACCTCGACAGTCGTTCCCGCGCCACCCCGCTCGCGATCGGCTACGCGATCACCTCGATCCAGCAGGGTCTGCAGTACACCATCCAGGAGAACCAGGACACGACTGGCGCCTGGCGGCCCGGCAGCTTCGTCGTGACCGTCGACGACGGTTCCGGAGCTCCTTCCGCTGCGCTCGTCGCGACTGTCGCAGGGGCCATCGAAGCGGTGCGGCCGATCGGTTCCACATACACCGTGCGTCCGCCGACAAAGGTGCAGGCCGCAATCTCGCTCAGCATCGCGGTTGCCGGCACGGCACAAAAGCCGTCGGTCGCCGCCGCCGTCGGCAACGCGATCACCCTGTTCGTCAATTCCCTGCCGATCGGCGTGCCTCTTCCGCTCACCCGCATCGCGCAGATCGCCTACGCGGCGGACCCGGCGGTGACGAACGTCAGCCAGCTGCTGATCAACGGTGCCGCATCCGACCTGGTGCCGCCCGCGTCGGGCGTCGTCAAGGCCGGCCTGGTCGCGGTGAACTGACATGCTCGGCGATCAACAGGACATGCTCCGCCGCATCAAGACGGTGTTGCCGGCGCGTTGGTTCGCCGATGCGAGCCCGGTGCTCGACGGCGTGCTCAGCGGCCTCGCTGCCGGCTGGGCGTGGGTTTACGGCCTGCTCGGCTTCGTCGTGGCGCAGACGCGCATTGCGACGGCGACCGGTGTGTGGCTCGACATGATTGCGCGGGATTGCTTCGGCACGCGGCTCTCACGCCGCAGCGGGCAAGCCGACGACGGCTTTCGTGCGCGCATCCAGCGCGAGCTGCTGCGCGAGCGCGGCACGCGCGGTGCGATCAGCGCGGTGCTGCTGGACCTCACCGGACGCGCGCCGGTGATCTTTGAGCCCGCGCGCATCGCTGACACCGGCGCCTACAACGCTGCCAACGGCTACAGCGTGGCGGGCGCGTGGGGCAACCTGAGCTTGCCCTACCAATGCTTCATCACCGCCTTCCGCCCGCACGGCAACGGCATCGCCCAGGTCTCCGGCTGGGGGGCGGCCGCCGGCGGGTACGGACGCGGGGCGTTGGAATACGCGAGCCTCGGCATGGTGCAGGGCCAGGTTACGGACGCAGACATCAACGCCGCGATCGCCGGCGTGCTTCCGGTCGCGACAGTCGCCTGGACGCGCATCACCAACTGAATTTCGGCCAATCGAGCTTTGGGAAGAATACATGGACAGGAACCTGGTCTATCCGGGCAGCATTCCGCTCGACTCCGACCTGCTTGCCATCAATCGCAACGCGATGGTGGCGATCGGCGCGTTGGCGCAGGCGGTGCTCGGCACCGGCACGGTCGCCGACGGTCTTGCCTGCACGCCGACCTCGCCCGCCTCGATGAGCGTCAGCGTGGCACCGGGCAGCATCGCGCAGCTTTCGGTAGTCGACTCGCTCACCTTCGGCACCCTGCCGGCGGACATCATCGATCCGCTGGTGAAGATGGGTATCAATCTCACGCCGACCAGCTTCACCCTGACCGCGCCGACTAGCTCGGGCCAGGCAGTGAATTACCTCATTCAGGCGGCGCTGCAGGAGAGCGACACCGGCCCGGTGGTGCTGCCCTACTACAACGCCGCCAATCCGACGCAGCCCTATAGCGGCCCGAACAATAGCGGGGTGGCGCAGAACACTCAGCGCGTCCAGCGCGTCCAGCTGCAACTCAAGGCCGGCGCGCCCGCCGCTTCCGGCACGCAGGCCACGCCGCCCGTCGATAACGGCTGGGCCGGGCTCTATGTCATCACCGTCATGTATGGTCAGACGGCGATCACTGCGACAAGCATCGTGACGCTGCCGACTGCGCCGTTCCTGGCCTGGAAATTGCCGGCGCTCCGGCCCGGCTTCGCATCCGGCGTGCAGGGTTTCACGACCTCGGGCAGCTTCACCGTGCCAGCGGGCGTTACGACCGTGGAGGTCGAGGTCTGGGGTGCCGGTTCGGGCAGCTTCGCTTCCACATCCTCGGCCCCGAGCGGCGGCGGCGCGGGCGGCGGCTATGCGCGCCGACGCATCGCAGGGCTTACGCCAGGTCAGGCGATTCCCGTCACGATCGGCGCTGGCGGGACTGCCGGCACGACCACGACCGGTCCCGGCCCGGGAGGGACCTCCAGCTTCGGGACCTTTGTTAGCGCAACCGGGGGCGGCATTAACAGTCTCGCCAGCGTATCGGCGCCACAGAACGGCGCGCCGGCGGGCCAGGGTGTGGGTGGAGATATCAACCTCGTCGGTTCGGACGGACAGACCGGAACCGCCGGCCTTGGCGGGATGGGCGGTGGTGCTCCTGGAAGTGGCACCCGCTCGGTCGCCGGTGCGACAGGGAACACGGGATATTCGCCCGGTGGCGGAGCGACGGGCGCCGGCACGCTGAACGGTGCGCAGAACGGCGCATGGGGCGCCAGCGGCTTCGTGATCGTAAGGTGGTAACAATGGCTACGAAAACATTCGCGCGTATCCAAGACGGCGGCGTGGCCGAACTCTTCGCCACGGATGCCGACATCAGCCAGCTGTTCGCGCCCGCTCTGGTTTGGGTGGACGTGACCGAGATTCCCGGCGTCGTTCAAGGCTGGCTCTACGATGGGTCGGCCTTTACCGCGCCGCCTCCGGTCGCGGCACCTCCAGCCCCGTCGCTCGCCGATCTGGAGGCGCAACTCCAGGCGCTCGCCGCTCAGATAGCGGCACTCAGCAAGGCCTGATCCCGACCTGACGCACCGGCGCCCATCCGCCGTCTGCCCCAAAACTCCCGTCCTGAGAGGCAAACATGCCGACAGCAGCCAGCCATGTCTGGCGGCCGAGCAGCGCGCGCACCGTTGTGCTCGACAGCTTCGTGCCGGTCCCACGCGGCTCGACCGCGACAACGCCGCGCCCGCTTGCCTGGCCGGTGAAGGATCCGGCCGACGTGCTCGACTACGTATTCGACATCTCCGCCGCCCTCTGCGGCAATGATGGCGACAGCATCGCCGAGCTCGACGTCGAAATCGGTCCGAATCATCCGGGCGATCTCATGCTCGACAGCGCGACGGCGGACGGAGCGACGGCTGTGCTGTGGCTGTCGGGGGGCGCTGCGGGAACCACGTACATGGTTACGATATCCATCGTGACCATCAACGGGCGAACGCTGAGCCGCACCGTGCTGCTTCCCGTGGTGACGCTGTCCACGCCGCCCGTGCCGCCCGGCGCGATCGAGACAAACACGGGTGCCACCCTCACCGATCAGAACGGCAACCCAGTGCTGATCCTCTGACGAATCTCTGACTGGCGGGCTGCTGGCTCGCCAAGTCGTCGACCGCACCGGCCGCCCCATCCTCCTCGGAGCTTGACAGATCAATGCCGACCATCGACCAGCTGGCGCCGGCCGCCGCGGCCGCCGACACCGACGAGCTGATGATCAGCCAGAACGGCGTGTCGCGGAAAGTCACCCGTGCGCAGCTGATCGCCGGGCTCCAGCCGCAGATCGCCGCCGCGTCTGGCACCCTCCTCGGCAACCCGAGCAGCGCCATCGGCGGCCCGGCGCCGATCACGATCGGCGCCAACCTGACGCTCGCGGGCGGCACCTTGTCCGCGAGCGCCACGCCCTTCGTGGTCGGCGCACTGCCCCCGGGGATGGTGCCCACGACCAGCGATGTCGTGCCGGTCGGGCAGAATGGCGCCAACGCCTCTGTTTCCTACGCCCAGTTCATGAGTGGCCTTTCGAGTGTCGCGAACCTCGACGCCTCGAAGATGCTGGTCAAGCCGACCGCTTCGCAAGCGACATTGAAGCTGGCGGATTTCGCCGCGAGTACCGCGCTGACCACCGGTGCGGTGATGACCGGTCCGCTCTCGCTTGCAGCCGATCCCGCACAACCGCTGCATGCGGCGACCAAGCAGTACGTCGATGCCGTTTCGGCCGGCGGTCTTGCGAAGACCGGCGGCGCCCTTACCGGCCCACTGACGCTGCCATACAATCCCACACAGCCGTTGCAGGCGGCGACCAAGCTCTATGTGGATGGCCAGGCGAGCGCTATGCTGCCCAAGAGCGGCGGCGCGCTGAACGGCGCTCTGACGCTGCCAGCCGATCCCGCGCAGCCGTTGCAGGCCGCGACCAAGCAGTACGTCGACGGCCGTGTGCAGCGGGCGGGTGACGCCATGACGGGCGCGCTGACCTTGCCGTCGGACCCGGCGCAGCCGCTCCACGCGGCGACGAAGCAATATGTCGACGGACGCGTGCAGCGGACCGGCGACGCCATGACGGGCGCGCTAACCTTGCCGTCCGATCCCGCGCAACCACTGCATGCCGCGACAAAGCAGTATGTAGACGGCAGAGTGCAGCGCGCTGGTGATGCCATGACCGGCGTACTCACCCTGTCCGCCGATCCGGCGCAGCCGCTGCACGCGGCGACCAAGCAGTATGTCGACACGCAGGCTGGGTCCCGACTGAGCGCGGGCGGCGGCACGATGACCGGCGCCTTGACGCTGGCCGCCGACCCAACGCAGTCGCTGCACGCGGCGACGAAGCAATATGTCGACGCTCAGGCCGGGTCGCGACTAAGTACGGCCGGTGGCATGTTGAGCGGTACATTGACGGTCTCCGGTGCCGGCCAGAATAAGGTGCAGAACGGCTCGCTCTACGTCGGCAACTCGGACTTCCAGCACACCGTCCTGAGCACCTCCGGCCCGCAGACCGCGTTGTTCAACAAGGTCGGCTCCGCCACCACCGACACGAGTGTCACGCAATCCTACTATCTGGTGAACCACTCGGGCGGCACCGGACACGTCATCAACAATCTCTTCGTCGGAACCTCGGTTTCCAGCACGCCGGCCGATGGTATCTGGGGATTTCTCAGCAGTCTCACCTCGAGCTCGGGCGGCGGCAATGGGGGTGCCACCGGCCATGTCGCCGGCTATCTGCAGACCGTGCGCAGCGCGGTTCCGGTGCCGAACTCGACGATCACCGCCGCTTCGACCGGCACGAGCGTGCGTGTCGCGGACGTGACGAACTTCTTCACCGGCTATACGGTGGGCGTCGGGTATCCGCTTTCGACGACGCATCCGCTGCCCGTGCTGATCAACGGCAGCCCCTACAGCGTAACCGCCTGCACGCCGGACACGCCAGGAGCAACGAGTGGCCCCGGCATCCTGACGCTCAGCACGTCGATCGCGCCCGCTGACGGTGTCGCGGGCAAGCCGGTGGTCGGGCTCGTCAACGGCGCCAATCTCTGGGGCGGTGTGATCGAGTATCACGAGCAGGTCGATCTCCCTTCGTCGCAGTCTGGCTTCGGTCAGACCCTGGAGCTCGACTGGGTCGGCAACAACGTCGATGACGCGGATACCCGTTGCTTCATCTCCGCCGTGGTCGGGAAGAACGCGGCAACCGGCACTGATGTCGAGATCGGCAACGTCATCGGCGTATGGCCCGGCAACGGCTCGACCCGCACGACGGGCGCGTCGATCAAGCGCGGGATGCAGGTCAACGTCACCTTCAGCCAAGCCATTATTGACGCCCGCAACGCGACGCAGCGGACGGGCGCCAACGCGATCTGGCTGGCGGACCGTCAGACGGTGGCGTTCAGCAGCGACGGCAAATGGGCGGTGCGCTACAACCCCGGCCGCCCCGGGCTCGAGTTCCTGTTCAACAACGGCGTGCTCGGCTGGATCGATTTGCAAAGCCGCTACAATGCTCCCGGCGGCTTCGCCTCATCCGGTGCTTACACCTGCACTGCGACGGTGCAGTCGGGCCA